CAGCATTAGCCAAACTATTAACGATCTGCCCTGCTAACCACTGATTAGTGCGAAAACGCTGTGCCATAGTTTGTGAAAATTCTTCACGCGTTATTGCAGCATTATTTTCGTCATAACCTTTGGCTCTTAGATTTTTACGGTTACGATCATGTAGCTCATTGAGAATCACTAACGCTGGATCAAAGAAGGACTGAATTTCCTGAATCTGTTTGTACTCAGGTTTATACTTAAATTAACTATTCATGACACCTCCGCTAATGCTTGCTCTGCGCTTGTTAGCCGGCGTTTGGCGTTGAGCTCTGCTACTGTTGCTGTACGGATTTCTTTTGATGAAACCAGAATCAAATGATTCTCCGATTTGATAGTCCACAACCTAGTCAAAGTTTTGTTTTTAACTTCAAACAAATCATTTGATTTGAAAGTACGGCACTCTTTAGTAAGCACTACAACGTCACCCACTAAAAATTCTGGCTGGTTGCGTTCGGTTGTTTGATTTGATAAATTGTTTTGCATATTCATGGGTTCCTAAATTTGTGAATGCGAAACCACTCCTGTTACAGCAGGTAGTGGTTTTTTATTTGAATAAAATCCGCATGTATTCAGGTGAAGTGAATGCATGTGCTAAATAAACTCGCGTTGCTTCTGCAATTTCAGGTGAGCAATACACATCACTTTCTGGCACCACCTTCAATCCAATGGCTGTCAACAGAGAGCTAATAAATTCAATCTCTGTCAATCCATTGTTTTTCTTGTCATTTTTAAATCTTGAAAATGTAGTTGGATCTAGCCCCAACTTTTCAGCAATCTGGGAGTTATTACTGTTTGCAAGAATGCGTAAAACCCTTGTAATGCTATTTCTCGCACTTGCACTCAATTCGGTTGATACTTTGCTCATGGTTTAGTTCCTAAGCGGTTAATTGTTTTGAACAATATTCCTTCCATAAATTTTCTAGTTTTCTTCCTAGATCATATGAAAGGCGTTTCCCACATAACCCGCGCTCTAAATCACTAACGTAATTCTGTGAGCACCCGATTTCTGCGGCTATAAATGTCTGAGTAAGACCCTTTTCCCTTAACTCAGAGATCATCTTCTGCCATTGATTCATGGGCGGTCTCCGATAATTTTTATTAAATATATAGGTTTTCCGATATTTATTCAATAGCCAAACCGATTGAAATATGTATCAGAATTCCGATAGAAGTAACGATGGACAAATTTATGGCTACTTTGGGCGAAAACTTAAAAGCAATTCGCAAAGCTAAGAAAATGACTCAAAAAGAACTGGCTATGAAGTCAGGTGTCAAACAATCTGTAATTTCTGATCTCGAAACAGGGAATGCCAAATCGACAGGCTCTATACTTGAGCTGGCTACCGCACTTGGTGTTACCGCAGAAGAGCTAAAAAAAGGAATTGTCAGTAAGTTTGACAATAATGTTGAGCCTATAACTAAAAAACTAATTCCCGTTCTTTCTTGGGTGCAGGCAGGGACAATGACATCAGTAGAAGCTATCGATCCTAATAAAATAAATGAATGGTTGCCACCACTTAGTGCAGATGATCCAGATGGTTGTTTTTATTTGAGAGTAGTTGGAGTAAGTAATTCCCCTAGATATGAAGAGGGAGACTACATTTTAGTTAATCCAAACTATCAAGTTTGCGATCTAATCGCTGATGACCTCATCGTTGTTAGAAATAATTCAGACGCAACCTTTAAGAAGCTTGTAATTGAAAGCGACCAGCGCAAATACTTGCAAGCATTAAACCCCAACTTCCATCCCAATATTATTGAATTTGAAGATGGTATGGAGCTCGTAGGCTTAGTTATTGATGCATTTAGACCATTAGGCGGATCACGTCCAAAGCGTGTTAGAAAAAGTTAAATTAAGGTTTTAGGTGATATATGGACAATTCAAAACTACCAATCAACCAGATTATTGCTCGTATCAATGATGCAGCTAAACATGGTGAAGCTTTGGTGCTGACTGCTGAAGAGGTAAAGATTCTTTCTAAAGATATTGGCGACAAGGTCTTTATTCCTGTGCTTACTAATGAGCAGGTCGTGCAGTTGGTAAAAGAAGGAAAGCTAGGCCAGAAAATTAATAACACCAAAGATTAATAAGCTGTGAACCCGACACAGTCTTTTAAATGTGGGGTATATCACTTATTAGATAGTAATATTTATTGATGTTTTAGTGTGTAATGTGTAGATTGCCAATAGTTTTTATAGTAGATATTGGGATTATGCAATATGTCTAATATTGAGCAAGATACACGTTTTATTGTTAACAATAATTTGATTAACAAGGGCTGGATCTTGGACATTCAAGATCCAAACAAAAATGTCTTTTTTGAATCAGATATCTTAAGAATTGTTAATAATGAGTTTCTCAAGAAAAGTAAAAAAAGACCCGATTATGTTCTTTTCGATTCACAAAATAAGCGGCCAATCGGTGTAATTGAAACGAAATCAGGTGGAAAAAGCTTAACAAAAGCACTGGATCAGGCAACCGAATATGCTGAAATGCTTGATGCACCTTTGATATTTGCAATGAATAATGGTTTCTGCGAAACACGGCATTTGTATACCCAAAAACCATTATTTATTGATGAAAATGAGGTTAATGAATTAATAAGAGTAAATGAAGCTAAAGAGTTCATATTGCAGGAAACAAATGGTATTTATATTACACCTAAAGAAATTTTAGTCTCTCGCAAAGAGTTAATTAATGTTTTCAAGAAGTTAAATAACTCACTAAGAGGTGAAGGTTTAAGAGCTGGTATAGAAAGGCTTTCAGAATTTGCAAACATTCTTTTTTTAAAATTGTATACAGAGAATGCTAATACAGGTATTTGGAATTCTCTCAAAAGTCTCGATAATGATTTGCTAATTAATACAACTAATAACATACTACAAGATATTGATAGACAATATGGTGCTTCTGTTTTTACAAATTTACAGCTAACCAACCCTGTTGCTGTTAAAGAGATGATCAAAGAGTTGGATAAGTTAAAACTCTCATCAATAGATACCGATATTAAAGGAGATGCTTTTGAGTATTTCTTACAGCAAGCTACAGCAACTAATAATGACTTAGGAGAATATTTTACTCCACGTCACATAACTAAAACCATTGTTAACTTAGTCAACCCTAAATATGGTGAAAAGATCTATGACCCTTTTTGTGGGACAGGTGGTTTTTTAACAGAGGCATTTGATCATATAAAAGATAACACTTTAATTGCAAACAATAGTAGTGAAGAAATCAAGCTTAAACATAATACTATTTTTGGAAGAGAAATTACCTCAAATGCAAAACTCGCAAAAATGAATATGATTCTGCATGGGGATGGGCATAGTGGAATTTGCCAGATAGACACACTTCAAAACCCTATTGAATCTGAATATGATGTGGTTATAACCAACATGCCATTTTCTCAAAAAACTTCTTATTCTCACTTATATGAGAATAAGTTAGCTAAAAACGATGGTGATGGAGTATGTGTTCTACATTGCTTTAAAGCAACAAAAAAAGGAGGGCGAATGGCATTAGTAGTACCTGAAGGCTTTCTTTTTAAAGCCGCTTTAGCTCCAGTAAGGAAGTATTTATTTGAAAACGCCCAACTAAAAGCAGTAGTTTCACTTCCAAAAGAAGTTTTTCTGCCATATGCAAAAGTTAAAACCAATATACTCTACTTTACCAACTGTCATAATGGTAGAACAAATTCTGACGTTTTTTACTACAATGTGACAAATGATGGCCTAAGTTTAGATTCTTTCCGTAGAAAAATTGACGAAAATGATTTAAAAAATTTAGATTTTGCTGATTTAAATAAGAGCGACTTTGATAAATATTATAATGAATTAGGTTTCTTAAAAGTTAATCCAGAATTAATCAGAAGCAATGATTATATTTATAATTATGCTCACTATAGTAATTCACATATAAAATCAAAATTCCCAACTATAAAACTAAAAGAACTCCTATCCTTGTCTGGCAAAGTCAAAGTGGGAGAGGATACAAATATACCTATTATGAGTATCACTATGGAACATGGCTTAATTGATCAGCATGAGAAATTTAAAAAAC